GTCACTTCCCCCGCGACTTAAGTCGCGGATACCCACCCAAGCTTGATGTTGACGGTCTTGGGACGTCCAGCACGTTCTAAGTGGTTCCTGTCAGTGACTGGCAAATCACTGCTGTTAAGGAAATACTTCAGCAGAGCGCCACGTCCATCGAGATAACTCAATGGCTTAGTGGACCTTTCGACATAAGCCCTGACAAGGGGCTTTTGAAGATTGGAACACTCTTTCTGGGTATCATCATACCCTAAGAAAGAATGCCGACCTAATGCAGGAGATTCTGGAAGAACCATAGGGAAAGGAATTATCCCTCCCAATAGTTTATCCAGCATAGCGGCTGTTTCCCAGTAACCAGAAAAGTAAAACTGGTTACGAAGAGAAACTGCCGAAATGATCTCCCGAACGTGCCCACGTTGCGACGGGAGCATTTCTCTGACTCGGACTATTGATACGTCCTCGCCATTGAAATACTCTTTGCCACAAGACTCTCTGAACTTCCCAGTCCAGAAAGACTTGTCGAAGTTTACTAGAAGCCCAAAAGTTTCTAGCTCCTCGACAACGTGCTGCACATATTCTTCAGGGACAATGATATCGTCCCCGAAGATGCGCACCTTACCGATAAACGACTTAAGTCGTTCACGGGTAATCTGGCTGTTGGACCCTCTTTCAATACCCATCAAAACAATGGTTAGAAAAACCATTGCCTCGATAGGAAAGCAGAGGGCCGAACCCATAGACGCGAACTTGGCGAGGCGTATAACGCCATAACCAGGCACGTCAGCTTTTCTTGACCTAGACGCATCAAGTCCCTTAGAAAACCAAGGGAAGTGATACGAAAGGCGTCGAACGAGCTGATTGGAAACACGGTCGGATGCTTCCCTCAAATCGAGGGTTGCTAGACTCCCATCACGGGAGCCTATATAGGCCATCTCCCTATTAGGGTTTTGGTCATCAAATCCGATAAGCTTAGAGAGGATGTCATCTCTCTCGATAGCTTGCACGAGCGATCGCATAATTCCCTGTTGTGCATACATCATGCACGCAGGTTCAATAGCGATAATTCGCGGTGTTTTCAGCGTTTTAGGGACTGTGATCACCTTAACAGGGATCTCAGCCTCAGGTTCAAGCAGGACTTCCAGCGGGGAATCCACAAGTGGATTCCAACTAGGGAAGAGGAATTCCTCTGAAGGAAAAACCTCGTCTAGCCTCCGTGTCCACGTATTCAGATTGTACTTACCGTTTCCAGTAAGACGATCTGCCGTGGCGCCAGGACCGTGTTTTGGAACTATCTCGCCTTCATAGATCTCGCGATCTACAGAAGACATGACGTCACCCAAAACCCTCAAAGCCATTGAGCTAAACCTTTTCAAAAGAAAAGGTTCAATTCTTTGGTCAGCGAGGCGAACCTGCTTTTCACAATCAACGTACTGTGCAAACGCCGCATTTGTCCTTGTATCACTACAAGGCAAATTCACTTTACCAAAAAGCAGACAAATCTGCCTAAGGGAGTGAATTGCGTCGTAACACGGTTCGTTGACCAGCAGTCCAGTTGACGAATTGAAAACACGACTGGTAAAACCCAAAAGAAATCTTGGGAGATACCCCTTCTTTGCATAACCTACAAAGAGGGACGAGTCTACCGATCCTCTGCTCAGACCTTTTTGGAGGTCGTCGCAGAATTTCGGTAAGGCTATCGTTAAAAAGGATAGCCCTTCGTTTTCAGTTCGCGTCGTGATTGTTTTCCAATCACGGCTGGTGCTAGTGCAACATCTGGTTCCCGATTCCTCGAGAACCGTACGTAAAAGCAGCATATGGCTTTTCATCTCATCCTCCAAAGAGGTAAGAGATCCATTGCCATAGCTCGCCTTAACACTAGGTGTCAGTTCTCACCACCCAAAAGCTGGGTGATGCGAGCACCCGAAGAAGCAGTGGAGTAGAGGGTAAGACCATCTACAACCTGCTTCGCCTCGGCCACCGTATAGCCAACAATCGGCACATCCACGACGAGATAAGTACTCATCGAGTATGGAACCGAATTAGTCGGAATAAGGGGGTCAACAGCGATCTTCGAATGATCAAGACGCAAAACGTGACGCACGCGCTTGTTATACGCATGCGACACGCTCAGCTCGACTGTGGAGTCATCCTTACGGAAGACACCAGAGTTCAAGCCACTGCTAATACGCGGAAGCGTATTAGCAATTGCGTTGATCGTGACACTTTGTGGATCGGCGTAAGCCATAGCAACTACTCCTACGTTAGTAAACCGTCATCAACGGGATGCTGATAACGGGGATTGCTGGTTGCTAAAGCAACCTGGAACCCTTGGAAATCCCAAGGGCCCCAATTATGGCCCATTGCCGGTCTGTGAAAAGACCAACGTTAAGGCCAAAGCCATAAGGCGTCGCGGAGCGACGGGATTTGGTCGTTGTAGACCGAATCGAAGAACAAGTCTTTGGACCTCCACCTGTTTTCAGGTAGATGTCCGAGACTGTTCTTTCTATGCTATGGATAGTTGTTTCCATAACATAGCCGTACTTCATGACGAGGCCATCATTCTGGAAAGCGGAAACATTGTGGAGATAATCCCCAAAGTTACCGACCCAGTCTGCAGCCCAGCTCCAAGGTGTCAGATTCCAGAGAAGCTCGGGAGTTACCCGAGTTCCATAGAGATAATTGGCCAATTGGCGGTTTCGCTTTGAATTATCACCACCCTGTTTATAGGGTGGGAGGTAATAAGTGAAACAACCTTTGAACCACTTAACTCGCTGGATCCTCTCTGAAACTACTGACGTATTTTGGACCCCTGGCGGATAACTATAGAAGCCTCCTTCGAGTGTAGGCGCGGTTGTAACACCGTGCGTAACAACGTCGGAGACGTTAGTTACTTCCAGTGGCCAGTTGTAGGAACGCTTTATATTTTTACCTGAATTCCTTTCGTATTGCCGAATCAACTCATCAGAGTTGGTAACGGCGTAAGAAAAGTCTTTCAGGTCGTTGACGAGGGGAAGCCATCCAAACTGATGGTTCAAATATTCATCACCCGCAGATCTTGCGAGATGAGTCCTATTCTTCCATGTCTGAACACCGATAAGAGAAGGAATTCCTTCTCTTTTCAGTTCGACCAACGTTTGAAGCATTCCTGATACAGGGTTTGTAGGAGCGACACGTGCAATGGCAGTTGTTCCTAATGCGTCCAACTCAGAGTTACTTGAGAGGATAGCAGAAGGATAACTACCAGGACCAATGTCGATCTTACCTATGCTAAATATAGGTCCATGATAATGGCCCTTATTTGGCTCGGATGCGTCACCTGAGGTGGAGTAAACTCCACTCGGAATCGGTCTATCTGATAACGAGTTGAAGATTACTTGAAAATTCCCTCCGATGTTCCGGTTCGTTTTACCAAGTAAATGGTATTCGTGACCTGAACTAACGAGGAGACTTTTCGCGCCCCTGCAGGAGAGGTCGAGGTATACAGGTGAATTCTGTGGCCACCGATTACCGGTGGTACCCTTCCAATAAGGAAGGTTCGCACAGTCACGCAGTAAAACCTCTTTCCTCTTGGATCCCAACTGAACTTTCTCCTTATGGTAGTGGAAAACCACCATGCGCTATTAAATAGCGTTTAGGTGGTGGTGTTGTGCAAGCACTGGGAGCCCCTAAGGGGGC